AGATATAAAGCGAGAGAAAGATATTCTTTCGGTGTATCTGACCCACTAGGTATCTTTGGTTCACCAGGTAGTTCGTAAGAACTTTAGGGGAGCACACGCTCCCCTTTTTTTATGTTATATTATTAATATCTAGGATTTTTAAATTGTTCTATAGACTGACCTAGCAGACAAGCCAAGACGATAGAACTTATTTTCGAGGAGAAAATTATGGCAAAAACAACTTTTTCAGGTCCAGTTAAATCATTAGCAGGATTTATATCAGCAGGTAATGCAAATGTAGTTAGCTTAACAGCAGACACTACACTTACTGTTGCAGCACATGCAGGAAAAATATTAACTTGTAA